AAAAACAATTAGGAAAACCAAAACAAACTAAGGTAGCCTTTGTCCAACCAACAGTAGAAGATTTGGATACAGAGCCATATGTACCAGATTCTGGTGAAGGTGTAACAAGAACAGCAGTAATGGATATTTCATATGAGCCTGAATTTTTTCGTGTAATAAAAGGCGTAAGTGTTAAACCAATTGTTGATGCCAAACGTATACCCTTAGAAATTGTAATTCCAAAACCTACTAAGCCAGGTCAAGTAATAGATCCTAAATCAGGCCCGCAAATTGGTATATTACCAGAAGCTCTAGATCAGTTTTTTGAACAAGATTCTAATTCTGACAAATTTGCATCCCGTGATATTACAAGAAAACTAAAGCCTACTGCCAAAGGATTTCTTCGTCTTGGGGTAGATAATACAGATTTGAATCGTTCTTTCTTATGTGCTTTAATTCCTTTATTAATGCCTAAAGATGGAAGTGTAAATAAGATAATCGATACATTTTTTGATACACGTATCGATCCTAAAAAATTCCTACAAATGAATAATGGTTCTCTTGTTAATGAATTTTTTTTAAAATGCCCACCAATAACCCAGAATAATATGCGAAAATGGACATATGGTAATTTTGGTGATAAGTTAACAAGCAGTAATATTCCTGCTATTGAGAGATTAATAAATTCCTACGAATGTTTTAAAAAATATTTACATGATCCTCTACAACGTAAGGATATTCGTACATTCTATCAAGCTCTAGCAGAACCAGGATTTTTGACAACAAGAGGAATTCTTTTAATTGTTCTAGAAGTTTCTATAGAAGATGTAATGATTAAAAAAGGAGACAAAATGGAATTTAAAAAAGAAATTAAATTTGAACAAGTAAAATACCCTCCATATCCAATTACTGAAGCACAGAAACAATCTGATATTTCATTTATGATTCACTATTTAAAAGTAACAAGAGATAAGACAGATCCAGAAAAGCGATATTTCAAAAATTACGGTTGGGAACCATTAATGTTTGTAGAGAATCTTACAGAAGAACAGGCTGCCAAAAAGACAACACCTGGAATTTTAAGAGATAAAGGTGGACGTCACCAGTCTCGTCTTGTTTTTCAACATTCTGACCGTCCTTGGCCAAAAATAGTAGAAAAAAGAGTTCAAGAATTTTTTGATAGTTATCCAAATAAACGAGCACCATTTACAAGTCAATTTGGCCTAGATCCATCTGCGTTAATAAGTATTTCTGCTCTAATTAATGATATTAGTAGAGCAACTCCCAATGGGTTAATAAGAGATTCATATAATCGTTTAGCAGGTATAACATATGGTCTCAGTAATTCTTCTGAACTTGTATCTATTCCTGTATCTGATGACGGAACAATGCATCTAAATATAAAAAATATATTCTTTGATTGGGATGATTTTGAAGCTGGGCCTGCGGATGAAATTATTGATTTTTATAAAAATATTCTATTAAAAATTTTACCAGTAGGGCCATTTGCTTTAGCATATACTCCAAAACGTCTAAGAACTCAAGAGGACCATGTTGTAGGAATAGAATTAATGAATCATTTTGTTATTCCTGCCAAGGATCCAAAAGATCCAAACTCTCCTTATATAACTGCTCTAGAAAAACCTAAAAACTTGGGAATGTTTGAATGGGATAATAATAAGACTATTGCCTATGATTCTAAATTTCGTAAACAGGCCTTTGAGCATGCTGGTGTAGAAGATCCATTAAAAGGGAAATATATTGAATTACAATCATCTAATATTCAAGAAGAAATAGAAGATGTTTATCAACATCTACGACTTTCTTTTTCATCTTGGTTGGCTAGAAGTGCTGGAAAAGATATGAAAGATAAATTAGAAAAAATCCTAGGGCGAAATGATTTACCTCTATTTGAAAAGAGAAAGAGGCTAGATATCTTATTAGAGGCTAGAATAATAAGATGGTTAGAGCCATCTGATGAAGATGATGAATCTGAGATTGGATTTTTACGTGTAGATTGTCTAACACAAAGCCAGGATACTTGTTCAGGACGTTGTAAATGGGTATCAAGAGAAGAATCTGAAGATGGAAGGTGTAGAATTCATAGTCCAAGGACAATTCAACCAAATGATATACCTCTACATGTTCCTAGGCTGTTATATTTACGTTTAATAGATGAACTTATAAGATTTGCCTCAAAACGCCAAGAAATTTTTGATAAGAAAGTTCCCCGTCTAACTATTCGCCAAGAAGCACAACGTGTTGGAGATCAATATATTATTCCCGAAGGATCTCCAGATTGGAATTCATGGTGGGAACTTCTGAGATCTGAATGGTTAACTCCTGAAAAAGAAGAAGTAAAAGTATTTGACCAACAGTTTAATTCAACTCCTGATATCTAAGGAAATATTGAATATTCTATATAGAAAATGGCTGGAAACAACTTTCAAGAAAGACTATTACTTGGAATTCTAAATAATTACACAGGGCTTATTACAGGAGAAAATGAGATAATTCCCCAATGGGAACTTGTTGGACATCAGCCACCTCTAGAATCTGCGTATCAAAGTATTTTGTCAGAAAGAGAAGAACCTTTAGTTCCTTTACCAAGCACAACTCCTTTATCTGAGGAAGATTTATTATGTAATACAAATCTTCAGACATCTATTTTATTTAAAAACCTTTCAGGAAAATCAAAATTTATTTTGAAAGATCTTGAAAATACAAATGATACAAAGAAATCATTGGATGAATCTAGAGTAAAATTAGAAAAATCATTACAGAATATTAAGGATATTTGTGTAGATCAACCAGGAAATGAAGAATTATATAAGACATATATACCTTTTATTAATTCTATAAATACAGTGGTTAAAGAAAAAACATGTGCTTTAGATTTAAGACGTGATGAATTAGAAAAGGAAAAGGATACTGTTAATAAAAAGTTAAATACGTTACGTGGATTAATTACTACTGGAATTCAAGATATGATAAATCCTGAAGATGTTCAGAAAAAAATGTGCCCAGTTTGTTTTGAGCGTGAAGTTAATATGGTTCTTGTGCCATGTGGCCATACATATTGTAAAGGATGTTTAGATTTAGATAATTCAAAAAATGCTAAATGTGCACAATGTCGTTCTGTAATTAATGCTCGTGTCAAAATATTTTTCACTGTCTAATATTTTTATTAGCTTTTTTCTAAAAAGCTTAATCATCGAGTAAACACTCAATCTGCTTGAATTCCACTGGATTCTTGGAGCCCATCTGAATAGAGCGCAGCCTAGAATCTAGCATATCTTGAATTTCTTTATCAAGGATATTTAATTGAAATGTCTGGTAATTTGTATTGTTAGGATGAAAGATAACAATACAAAGTTCCACTACTTTTAGACCATAGTGTTTCTGAAGAAACCATCTGTAAACATTAAGTTGAAGAGTATAATGCCAGAAATTAGAATTTGGCAAATGACTCATTGGCCCAAGACCCTTCTCAAAAGAATTATCCTTCTTAATCTCCTTGGATCTCTTCCAATCATAGATGGCAAAGTCGCCATCTTTTCTCTTGAAAATCATATCAATGCTACCAGTCAACTTGTATTCCTCGTCCCAGACCTCCCACTCTGTTCTATAAGGCTCTAATGACTCTTTTATATCATTGTAGAAATTCATATAATAAGACCACTCCGGTGTTGCCTTAACATTCTCAGGAATGAGCTGGGGTGCGTTATTCAAGTGCTGTTCAATGGCCAAATGCATTGCGGTTCCCATCTCTGATGCCTCTTTTCCTGAATTTGACCAGATCTCCTTAATCTCTGCGTCTGTCTTATCATTCAGAGGATTTGTGGCCCACTTGGGTGACTTACGCATTGCTTTCAGAGCAGCATCTGGATTAAAATGAGGAAAGAAGGCATGAACAAATCCAGTGGTTGATACAATACCCTTAGAAGAGCCATTTACATAGTATGTATGTGTCTTTTCTACAAAACGAACACCCTTATCTCTAGGGTGATGATTAATGAAGGCAAGGCTCTGCCATGTCTCTGGCATATTACTGCGTAATGGCTAAATACTATGAAAAAATAGTATCAATTTTTATACAGTAATATTTTATTACTCAAATCCCGCAATTTTCATAATTGCCTTACCCAACTTGTTCTCACCCTCCAGATAACCCTCTTTTGTTCTCTTACCACCGTATTCACTTGAAGCAGATCCAGTAAAGAAGAGCAAGTATTTTCCTTGATCTTTAGCAGCCGTAACAATCTTTCTAAACCGAGCATCTCTATCAAAACGCTGTTTTACTGCGTTTTCTAGAAGATCATCTTTAACCACATTCCATTTAGATTCCTCAAACTTAGCTTTCCACTTTTTCATAGCTGCTAGTCTTGATTCAGCATGAACCTCCTTTACTTCTTCAACTAATAGAGCAGCCTCACGTGCTTCAGTTAGAGGTTTAGCGCCTGCGCCTACGCCAATCTCAGCTTGCTTCTGTCTTAAGAATTTTTGATGGATAGTTCCCTGAGGTCCAAATAGACTTTGTGCTATTGTAGGTTTATCTGTAGCAATTTTATATTTCATAGCTGCTAAGAAATGCTCCATTGTAGGATATGACTCACCAGCGGATCTTGGATCAGGATCTTGAATGGGAAAGGGAGAACCAGGCGCTAACCAACGTTGTGCCAGTTTATCACCAATACGCAATTTATCAATAGAAGCAGACTCTAACTCAAATTGAAGAACTGTTGCTGTATCATATTGCTTTCTACCATCAGATACTTCTTTGCCTTCGGCACCTTCTGTACCTTCTTTGCCTTCTGCGCTTTCTTTGCCTTCTGGGCCTTCGGCACCTTCTTTGCCTTCCGCATCCTCTTCCAATGTAATAAGTGGAACAGGAAGAACAGTAGTAGGTTTAACTGTAGCTCCACTTGTAGCCGAAGGCACTGTAGCTCCGCTTCTAGCTGCACTTGTAGCTTTGACAGACTCTGCTACTCCAACCTCATTCTTTCGCCTGAATACAAACCATCTATTCAAGAAGGAGAACTGAGCAACCGCCGGCGTCATAGGGAATTTGCGCCCTGCTTTCCCCGCAGCCTTATGACTCTCCTCAAAGAATTCAGTGCTCTTTGCTAGACCTAATGCCTTTAGCTCCTCTGCGTTACAGAGTTCACAGCCAATAGTAGCCATTTTATCCTGAAGCAACTTGAATGGTACTAAATACTCTCTATGTGGTAAACCAATACTAATAAATTCTACATCAATTGGCATTCCAAATGCCTCATCTCCAGCTGGAATCTCATCTGCCTCATATTTCTTGGAAATTTTCCACAGAGTAGAGCCATCCTCTTCACCAACACGTGATTCTCTATCTCTCAAGAAGTCAAATGTGCGCTCACCATCAAAGCAACAACCAATGAAGAATCCGCCAAGTTTTAAGTTATCCGCAATATTCTGTAAGAATCCACCAAACTTTTCTGCGGTCTCAAAGAAATAATGAGTTGCGAACATACAACTAATTACATCTGCGCCCATCTTAAATCGGCTAGACATCTCATCACGCACATAAGGAGGCACTACACCCTCAGGGGCAGTGCGACCAAGCACCGCTTGTAGAATAACTTTATCGTCAACTGTGGTTCCTGCCTCTCCAGATCGCATGTTTTTGGAGGCATCACCAACTGCGAATACCATTGGTAAGACCTTATCACGACCATTACGTAACATAGTAGAATAAAGACGCTGGTAAGCACCATGATTTGGATTATTGATACTATCACCCGCAATATCAATTCCTAGAACCGCACCTGCGTTAACACGACGCCATTTCTGAATATCTTGAGCCAAGCCCATTCCCAAATCAATGAGACCGAGACCAGGTTTTCTCATAATCGCACTATATAAGATTGCCTCTTTAATATATTTATTATGAAAATCACGAAGAGGACCAATACGATTCATGTCCTTTTCTGAAGCAGTGCGGTCAGCATATTTATGAGTAATGGCTGCTCTCTCTCTTTCCACTGCGCTCACCGCAGTAACTTCAGACAAATTTGGTTGCTCTGCCCCAGATCTAATCATAGACAAGGTGACTGGCTCGTGGATAGAATTCCAGATACTCTGCGCGGTGTCATTAGAATTCAGAGTGCGACCTAGTTCTCCTTTCATTAGACGCTCAGTCTTATCTTTTCTGACAAGCTTAGGAACCCATCTCCATCCTGCTGGCCTGGAGGCATCATAGGAAATCTCTACAATACTCTTGTCAACAATAGGTTCATTGGAATGCTCACAATATGCGTATTCATCACCCGTTTCTGGATCAGTCTTAACCTCCACGTAACAAACATTCGCCTTGTCATCAGGAAAATCCTCTGGCTGAAAGAGAATAGGTCTATAAACGTTAGCCCCAGGTCCTGCGTCGGGTTTCAAAGCCTGAACTTGTAGAACAATTTCTCTTGGATCAATCTTAATTCTCGAAGGATTTCCACGAAATCCAACGTGGAGTCTCAGAACCTTGTAACGAATCTGCTTTCCAGAAGTTGGATGAAATCCATTATGAATAGAATCCTGAGTAGTATCTGGAATCTTTTCTGTAACAACAAGAAAGTCAATAGTATTATCATGAGGAGGCTTCCATTTCATCTGCTCTTTAAAATCACCCTGTGGTTGTTCTGGAATTGGAGCTGAATTCTTACTAAAGATCAAGCCGTCAGTCTCATAAATACGAGGAGTATCAAGAATCTTAGCCGCCTGAGCAAAGATTTCACCCGCTTTTGCAAAGAGAAATTTTTTTGCGCTTACTAAAAGTTTTGTCTTGGGTGTTAAAGGAACTAGCTCTTTCTGACTAGAAAGTGTATTCCAGAGTTTCTCCCATGCTCTCATTTCATTATATCTCTGAGGAGCCGTTGGCGCATCAGGAACATAGAAGGGGAGCGCATGAACATCTTTTCCTCCAGGCGCAAAGTAAATATCGAAAATCAAATATTGATGAATTGCCTCTGAAGCAGTATTCTTAGTAATCCACTCACCGTCTACCAGAGAATTAGCGCACCCCTCAACTTCTAGACCTGTCTCATAGACATTAGGGCCGCTGTCAATCAAGTAAAGATGTCCTGTCTCTGAAACATATCCCATAGTTCTAAGACCATCCGCCTTATCTGTGACATTATAACCCTCACGAATATTTGGAGACCCAGGCTCGACCTGGCTTACCATATTTGCTAGCTCAAGAGTTCTTGTGGAAACACCACGGAATCGGTCAGTCTTAGTTAGCGCCTTATATCCAGCGTAGACTTGGCGTTTCACAGATTCCTTAATGAGTAAGGGGCACTTTTGGATTCCTCTCAGAATCTCACCAACACCCTTAACTAGACGCTGAATAGCAAGATCAACTGTGTCACCCTCTACACGCTCTAGCTCAACCTCTACCTCGTAAATGGGAACCTCCTTAGAAATATCTTGCTGAGTGAACTTAGTTTGCCATCTGAACTCTCCACGAACATTCTTCTTTGTTTGCCTAATCATAGACAAATCAAAACGAATACCTGGGGCTCGAAATGTCCATCGCCGGAGAAGCCTGAAGGCCTTCTGCTGAACCTTCCACTGATCAAGAAGTTCTGCTACATCAGGATCCTTATCACCTAGTTCTCTTTCTCTACGTGCCTTGATACGAACACCATATTCCTCCAAGTCTAGATTAGCATTTTGAAGTGTTCTATCTTTAATAATTGCGGAAAACGTCCTGCCTGAGAGGCGATCATCACGACAATACTGTTGTATTACTCCTAGACCGTTGAGTGTAATACGCACATGCTTGGGTGTGATGATGTTTAACTTGTCTTCCTGGGTTACAGAAGTGTAACCTCGATTCTTTAGTCTCTTTGCGATTGCCGCAAAGGTTGTTGAGTTAACTTGACCTGCTGTTAGACCTGCCGTTCCAGAACTGCTAAAGGTAGCCTCTAGTTCCTGCTCCGGATGGTCTAACCATTCCTGGGTAAGACGCTTCAGCTGATCAAACTCTGCCTTACGTATATCCATGTGTGGTCTATCTGCTTTGGGTTTCGGTTTCAACTTTAGGCGTTAGTTTATCAATGATGTGTTATTTAATAAATAAGTGAAAACTATATTGAAATAAAGCGTAGTTTAACTCTTGCCCCGGATAGTCTAATTACTTTTTATGCGGTATATATCTAAAGTTTAAGTTATTTTATAAAATATATGATACGTTTACACATACCTGGTATACCGTATACAATTACACGTGAAGAATATAGTCATGATGCTTATACTGGTAAAGTTTTACGATTTTCTCCAATGATGAGAAGCCTTGGATTTGAAGTGTATCATTATGGCATAGAAGGTTCTGAATCAGGTGCTACAAAACATTTTGATTTAATGACAAAAGAAGAATGGACTGAGTTACGAATTAAGACATGGCAATTTGTTGATAAAACATTATCGTATGAAGATGCTAAAAAAAGAAATAGTGACCCAACACAAATTATAAGTCAAATATCAAATTGGTCTTCACCATTAACAAAGGAATTTAATGTTAGGTTTCGTAAGCATTTAATAGAAAATTATCGCTCAAATAAGACAGATATAGTATGTATACCTTTATCAAGAACATATCAGGATGCTCTAGATAAACTAAATTACATTACAGTTGAGAGTGGAATAGGATATACTGGGTCATATTTAAATTTTAGAATCTTTGAATCATATGCCTGGCTCTCAAGTACTCTAGGAAAGGAAGAAATAATGCCCAATAATTACTGGTTTGTTGTTCCTAATTATTTTGATATATCTGAATTTAAACTATCTCTTTCACCAAATCAAAAGCGAATTGGATTCCTTGGACGAATTACTGATATGAAGGGTTGTAGAGTTATTATGGAAATTGCTAAACGATTTCCAGATATTGAATTTATTTTATGCGGCCAAGGAGATCCTAAGATATATCTTGAAATTCCAAATATTACGTATAAACCACCAATTCATGGATCTGAGCGGTCTGAGTATTTAGGAAATTGTGTGGCAGTTCTCTGTCTAAGTAAATACCTTGAGCCATTTTGTGGAGTAGCGGTAGAAGCTCAGCTTTGTGGAACTCCAGTTATATCTACTGATCATGGGGCAATGGTAGAAACAATTGAACAAGGTATTACTGGACTAAGAGGACATACACTTTCTGACTTTTGTTATGGTGTTCAAATGGCTCTTGATGGAAAGTTTAATAGACAATACATTAGAGATAGAGCAGTTAGATTATATGATATGTATAATGTAGCGCACCAATATCAATACGTGTTTAAAACAATAGTAGATGTCTTTATTCCTGAAAAAAATGGATGGTATTCTCCTGAAACTTATATAGAGGATATCCTAGAGAGTAATCCTGTTGTAAAGCCTAATCCACGTATCTATAAATTTAGCTGTTATTATGGCACTTCATTTCCCAATTATTTTCAGTTATATTTGGATTCTCTTGGACTAAATGCCAATATATTAACCGTATTTCTTGTTACTGATATTGATACATCAAAATACAATTGCCCAAGCAATCTAGTAGTAATACCTTTTTCTAAGATTGAAGTTCAGAAAAGAGCATCTAAGTTTATTCTAGATGTATATGGTAAGACTGTAGAGCCAGATGAGCTTCTACTAGATAATTATAAGTTTGTTGATTATAAGATTGTATATCCAATTCTATTCGATGATGTTCTTAAGTTACATTCTGTAACGGAAAATGATTATGTAGGATGGGGTGACATTGATTTAATCTATGGAAAATTCTCTAATTTTATTAATTTCAAAGAGGACTATGGAATTTTGGGAGGCTGGCATGGACACTTTACTGCGATTAAGAATACAGAATCGTTCAAATATAATTTTAAAACTATACCTAATTTCCTTGAATTAATTACAGATAACTCTAAGACATTTATTACAGATGAGATCGCATATAGAGAACCATTAAAGGCATATCTGGCTGCAAATAATATCAAAATGTTTTTTGCGAATGCGCATTTTTGTGATATAGTTCCTCCCTGCTTTTTCCATATGTCTAGGCCAGACCATGCGACATTTGAAAAGAATTTCTATGATCTCTATAATCCAAGAAAGAATATAAATTATGTCCAGTATGACAAGGCAATATTAACTGTTGTATATGATGATGGTAGTTCTAGGGAGGCCTTATATTGCCATTTACAGAAGCGTAAGATGAACTTAGAATTAACTGCCTATGATTCATTTCATATAAAGGAATCTACGTTTGTTATGAAATATAAAGAGGTTCCTAAGCCGGTTGTAGTAAATATTAGAAATAAACTTTATTCACTAAGAGAGAAGGGATATTATCCTTCTATTATTTTAGATATAGGTGCCCACAAGGGTAGATGGACAGAGGAAACTCTAAATATTTATCCTGAGTCAAAGTATTATTTATTCGAGGCAAATGAATACAGCGATCTCAATAAGTTTTCAGAAAAACCTGATATAAAAGTATTTCAGAATACTATTCTAAATGATACAAATTCTGAAGTTGAATGGTATAAGATTAATAATACAGGAGATTCCATGTTTAGAGAAAAAACCTATTTCTACGATAACCCTAGTGTTTCTAAGAGATCTTCTCTAACTCTTGATACTTTACTTGAAAGAGAAAATATTGTAATTGATTCCAGATGTGTATTCATTAAGATAGATTGCCAGGGTGCAGAATTGCCTATATTGAGAGGTGCTTCTGCTATTGTTAATAAGGCTGATTTTATTATGCTTGAACTCCCCTTTTTTGGAAAGTATAACGAAGGCGTTCCTTCATTTTTAGAATATATAAAGTATATGGATACTATAGGATTTTTACCCTATGATATATCTGAAGAACATGTAATTAGATCATTTAAGGTTCAAGTTGATATTATATTTATTAATAAAACACATAAATTAAATACCATAGTTCAGAAGGCACTCTTATCCCCTAGTTATCCAGTAGTTAACTCAGTATCTAGAAAGCACTATACTGTTATAACATATTGTAGCGGGTATGATTACAGTGTATTTGAGAGATTTGCTGGAACCTTATATGATACTGGATTTTCAGGTGATTTAATCTTTGTCATACGGGAATCTGATAAACCAGTTCTAGAAGAGTTATGTAAGAAATTTAAGAATGTTTCTTATTATGTAGACAAGGTAGTAAACCATAGGCATTGTCAACAGAAGCGGTATTACATTTATAAGGAACTATTTGAGACACGCAATTTACAAACCGATTATGTTCTACTATGTGACTCTAGAGATGTATTCTTTCAGAGAAATATTGAAGTATATTCCTTAGATCCATCGGTTGATATATTCTTCTTACAAGAGGATAATTATATTGAAAAGTGTAATGTGAATAAGGAGTGGCTTCGTGCGATAGAAGAAGAATTAAAGATAGATATCATTTCCAAAATAGGTGAAAATCGGATTATCTGTTCTGGAACAACGTTTGGAAAGTTAGGTGGAATAAGATCTTATGTTGACCGCATGTGCGACCTAATGTCTAATACCATTCACACTGAATTTACTAAATTCACTGGGTTTGATCAGGGTATTCATAATTATTTAGTATATATGCTAGGATTTACTGACATTAAGATGAAATTTCTTAAAAATAGCGATGGGTTTGTGAATAACTTACAATATGCGGAAATAAAATTTATGAATGGAAATAACGAAATTGTAAATATACATAAGGAGCCATCTTATGTTGTTCATCAATGGGATAGGTTGCCTGATTATATGCGGGTGCGATTTAATGGAAAATACAAGTTTACTTAAAATCTTGTATACATTTTACTGTATTTTACTTTATTATACCCTGGTTTTAGTAAAAACTACATTATAAAAAGAAATATTTAATATCTTTTGAATCTCATCAAAAATAAAAATTAAATATGTATCCTTTTCTATATCAAGATCTAGAGAAATAGATGTTATAGTATTAGCCTTAATTTCTGTTACAGAGTGAAATATATCTGGATTATGTGTTTTAATAAAAGGAAAATCAATATCTGTATCGCTTTTTATATCGAAGGTGAGTAACCATTTACCTGTGTTAATATTATAACCGAACCATGAGAAATATCTATTCTCTGGAACTATCTTTCTAAAGACTACATCATTATAGTCATCAATTAAAATATTACACGTATGATTCTTAGAATAATACGTTATATACTGTTCAAATGCCCCACTGTTTAAAATTAATGGAAGCGTATTAGTATTATTTGAACCAGGGCGTCTTAAATTTGAATTATATTTAAATCTTCTTATATCTAATCCGAGATCCTTAACGTGCGTATCGAGTAATATTTCAGGAAAAGGCTCACAGCCATTTTCTAGTAGTTTTATTGAATTATCATAGATGTTGGCATATTTTTCAATTGTGTTAAAATCGCCAATAGACATAGTATCATTTAATCCTCCCCAGTTCAACCCCTCTGGAATATAAATAGTATTACTTTGTTTTTCAAAAGTATCCCATTGTATTGGTGGGTTCAAGAATAGATCAAGGCGAGTAGTACATACAAATTCATATGTCTTTCCCGTTTTTTCCATATAATCCTTAAGTAATTTAACTACCCTCTTTTTATTGATATAATGCCTCGTCATATTTGCAGTTTTTGTATAGTATGGCCCACGATGAGTTTTTAAGAATTTATTGACATAGGGTAAATAAATATCCTCTTCAGTAATAGGCTCATCAATAACAGAAACCGGAGAATATAACTTTTTAAAATCTTCTATATATTTATGAGATTCTGAATCAGGATCATGGGCCAAGAATATATCTATGTCCTTACCAAATGTCTCAAAGAATTTATTATGATTATCTTTTTTCCATTTACATGAAGCTACATATCCATAGACTAAAATCGCCCTTGTCATATAAAGTATAAATATATTAAAAATATCAGATATTACCAATTGAAATAAATGTGATAGAAGAGTGAATTAGAAGTAATTGCGTTTTAAGTTCTTCAGTATATGGTCCAGCATAGAGGATTATCGTTATGGGAGTAGTGCTATAGTTTAGTAATTCATTTGGTGAGTATGTTAATACAGATGTCCCATATAATCTATGACCTTGCTTAGAACTATCATTATCAAGAAACCCCTTAATATATTTATGGTATTTTCTTAAATAATAATAGATTTTCTGACCATAATGACCACCAGGACATATGAAACATGGGGTTTCTATCTTAATTTTAGCCATTTCCATTTCATAATCTAATAATATGTTTTGTATTCCTTCGGTATAACTAAATTGCTTAGGTATTATAGCTAGTGCAGTTAAATTATCTCTAATAAAATGATAAAATCTGGAATGATTTCTAAAGTCTTGTGAGTGTGAACATGTATAGCCATATTGCTCAAACATAAATTTAATTTCATAATCTCCTACAAAAAAAGTATGCTCATTATGTAAAATAGAAATATTTTTTGTATTATACAGACTATCCATATTAGGTATGGAAATAAATACCGAGTTTACACCAGATGTTAAAAGATTATTAATTAACTTTCTTGGATTATATAAATGCTCAAAGGTATGAGACATTATTACACATTTATTACCAGTAATACCGTGTGTCTCGCAATTTCCTTGTATAAACTTAACTTGCTTAGGACGCAGTGGGCTATTACATATATCCATGATTGTATATTCTTTTGCATAATTTTCTAGTAAATTATAAAGAACACCTGAGTTCCCCCCTATTTCAAGAAGTATACCAGTTGTATCAATTGATTGTATAAACGTTGCAAATTCGGCATGATGTCTTTTCCACGTTGGTGTATTTTCAGTTGAATTGTGGGAATTTGCATATAATTTTTCAGGGTTTATTAAGTTCTTAAGTTGAACACATCCACACTGTATACACGATGAAAATATACAATCTTTATATTCATCAAATGATTCTTCAAGATCACTTGATGTGGCTGATATAGGGTAATCAATTAGTGTATAAATAGGCTTCAACCCTTCATTCTCACATAGAACGCACCTAGTTCTTATTATATCCATTACTAGTTTAATCTATTATAAAAATAAACTAGTAATACGCCGTAATATTCTTTACACAAGTTTCTGAATAGCCTTTGCTCTTCCTAACTTTTGTCTAAGCTCATCTTTTGTTAACCCCTTAGCAGATAACTGAAATCCTTCGTACTCTGCGGTCATTGCCTTCATTGTTGAAGTAGAAGGTTCCATAGGCCACTCAACCTTAAACTTCTGATCCTCATGCTGCTCAATCCATTTTACAAGATCTGAAGAAGACCACTCACTCGCATCCCATAAGCGGTCCCAAAAAGGTTCTCTTATAATCCAAATCTGTTTGTATCCTCCCTCTCTAGGAAATGCCTTATCATCCAAAAAGGAAATTTTCTTCTCCTGTTCATTGAACAAAATCCATAGGAGTGGATCATCACTGAACCGCTCCATGGCAATCATGGCACCCTTTGCCTGCTGTAGTTCAGGTTTAACTGATCCAAATCCTTCTAGTGCCTTCTTTTTACTTAGAACTCTAGGGAAATCTAGTTTCGCACAACGCTCCTGCCACTCAGTAATTGCGTCAAGCATTAGCCTTTGTCTGAGAGGCTCGGGAGAAACACGAAACAATGGTTCCTTTAACCAAAGCCAGGCAGTTAGAGGATGTTTAGGAGAAATAGAGTGTGTAGTAAAATTCCATCTAGGCACCTGATCCTGGACATCTGTTGTGCCCGTCACATTCATTTTCTTTCTTCCAACGTAAAATGTTCCATCCTGGTGTGTTTCACACAACTGGATGAGAGATTTAGGTATTTCTTCCATCTTATATATAAAATGCCAAATGGCTTTAGCCTCTTAATCTTCAAAAGTAGCCATAGTTCCAATGAGTTTACTACGCTCCTCTAAGTCTTTAGCATTTGTTTTACAGAATTGAATGAATTTCCAGAGTGCTTCAAATACTCCTGTAGGAAGTGTAGCAACATCAAAAAATATTCCATTTGAATTTTCACTAAATACACCCCCTTCTCTTCGTAAGATACGATAGAGTTCTTCAAGTTCAGCCCGGGATAATAAATTTAATTCTTTACAAAATTCTTTACGTTGTTCATAATCATCAGACATTCTACTCTTCCTTTTTCTCTTCCTCTTCCTCTTCTTCCGCAGACTCTTCAGTAGCAGAAGCTTTAGCTTTAGCTTCAGCAGCCCTAATTCTTTCTTCTTCGGCAGCCATAATATTAGGCATTGAATTATTGGATTCATTGCTTTTAGCAGTCCCATTAACTCTAGTCTCAGAACCAGCATTCCCTCGGTAAACTCCAACACTAACAATAAAAGGGTCTCTTAACTGGAATCTAGATTTCTGAATTTCTACCTTAATTCTATCTCCTACTTTCAAGTTATCAAATTCATCATCACCTAGATGAAGGTCTCGAGGAACCATTAGCCTAATGGCATTCTCATAAACTGCGTAAATACCCATCTTATTAGATTTTAGCACTTCTACTTCTAGCATAGTTCCCTCAGGAGGATTTAAGATATTTCCTTTTGCCTTTACTAAGAAAGACCAATCACCGGAAAAACGACCAGAATCTACCATTCCTGCGGATCTTGTCAGGATTTCTAGTGTGCCAGGTAAAACATAGCCGTGAGGAGAACACCGTTGCTCTAGACGCTCCTTTAACTTTACTAGGAGGATTTCATCAATAGATGTAATGTCATTTCTGAGATCCTTGGGAGTCAAGTATACTTTCTCTTGAAAGAATGCTTCAGTCTCCATTGTACCTAATCTAGTTTAGGATTAGATAGTCAATTTTAAGCGTTCACGTTTACTTTTTATTTCTTAGATTTATGTTTACTATAAAATGACGAGAGAGGTCTATAAAAATATCTGAGATTTCCATAGGACTCCTTGCGAAAATCCATCCAGCGCATCACTATTTCCATTAAAGCACAGAATGATGGTGCTCCAGTTAATTTCCTGCTACCGGAACTCAAAATTTCCTCAGTTAATTCATATTCATATCCTGAATATTTAGTTAAGATAGCCCCAAGTTGAATTAATTTCATCCGATGACTCTTTACTGTGCTAACAATAGAACAAGCAGCCCCACTACCAGGTGGAGACCCCACTGAATTCTGGGCATCATTTGTCTTAAACATAATACCTCCTTCCCAGATAACCATAAATCCATATGGATTAGCAGAGACTACTTTATTTGCCACGGAATTTACTACGGAATCTGTCTTAGATCCTAAAAATAGTTTTAGAACTGAAGGAGGGCATACTTTATCGTCGCAGAAATATATAGGCTCTTTTGTTGTAATATCCAAAAATCGTTTAGCTCGTATAGTCTCAGATGGAACAATATTTTCAGAACCACTTTTTGATGCTACATCTCCATAAATAGATGTTGTTCCAGCACCTCCACCATCAGCCGCAGAATGAAATGCTCCATCAATCAACATAGCCGATTGTTCAGGCCATTTAAAAAATGAATCCCAAATAAATTCTCCTGCTATAGTTTTTAAATCACGAAGACTCGCTTTAAATTCTGGGCCACTCGCAATTGCTTTACCCCACCATTGTAATTTCTTAAGACGCAATTCATAATTATCCTTTTTCTTAACATCACCCTCCACATATTGAAGTATCGCACTAGATAGTTTTGCACTAATACTTTCACCTATAGTATCTCTTGTGGCATTACTTTGACACCATGTATTTAACCAATTAATTGCCTCTTTCCAGAATTCTTTTGCTAGACTTATTGATGATTGATTAGGTATTACAGCTGGATTTAATTCAGGTTCTACTAATGTTGTAGGTAATACAGCTGGAGCTAATAATTCTTTTTGAGTAGTCTTTATTTTAGGAGCAACCAGAGGATTAAAATGATCCCGTTTTACTGGGTATCTTCCAAAGCGAAATGAAATTGGTATGTATGTGTCTTGAATTTTATTGGGTTGAAAAAGGAATAAATTATTTCTATAAATTAAATGTCCTTGTAAATTACCATTTTCAAATATAATTGACTGGTTATTTACAATACGTAAAAGTAAACTAGTTAACGTTGTTTTAGGAATATCTTTAAATATTTCTTGTAACTTTGACCAATGATACCATGGCTGTTTTTTAAATTCTGTTTTTAACCTACTAATAACCATTTGCTCGGCAAATCTTGCGGCAAATAAATCGTAAGTTCCATAATCATCTGGAATCTCGGCTTTATCATTTAGATTCAAAGATGGTTTACACTCATAAGAGCATCTAATCCAATCACACGATGGTGTATAATCTTTATCATTCAAATCAACATCCCTGGGTATATCTTGACTATCAATCATTTTAACATTTGTCAGACCATCAACTAAAATAGCATCCTTGTTTAAATTACAATCCGCAGCCCCTCTTTTTAGAGCACGACTTACATTTCCTACACGAACTGCTTTATTCATAGCAGTTCGATATGAATATTGGTCAATTGTTTCCTTGTTTAGCTCTCTAGGAAAAGTATTTACATACAGGTTAATTGTACAATTCCTTTTCTCTCTGTGTAAGGCATTATGAGAGCAATAGCGAATTCCACGCCCCACAATCTGCTCTTCTTTAGACAAGTGAAACCAGCCTTCTAAGATATGAACTTCTCTAATATTACGCAAGTCTAAGCCTTCTCCTGCTACCTGAGATCCAACAATCACTTTAATCTTGTGCCCATCTTCATTTCCTTTTTCAATTAAAGCACCATCATTGTATTTAGATATACTACGTGCCACATTGATTATTCCAGTATTATTTGGTGATAAAGGTAAAGAAGCCTTCTCAGGAGTATTTACATCACTGGCGGTTAACAAGGCATAATACGCAGGCATAAATTTGTGATTATCTTTTCCCATTTCTCTTTCTGGATTAAAACCAGGATGACCACTTTCTTTTCTATGACACTTAGCACATTGTCTTCCTTGTAGAGGTCCTTTAGAAAACAGAGGAGCAGAACGTCCATAAGGTAAATATCCATTTGCCTCTAAAAGAAGACAAAAAATAATAGCACCATTTTCAACAAAACGACTATAGATAAATGAAATACCAGTAGATTTTTTTAATGTTGAAAGAATCAGATTAAATTTGGGAGAGACTTTTCCTAGACCACTCTCTCCACTTTCTGAATTAAGCATCCAAGTATATGGCTCTTCAGGAATAGCAGGAATATACTGAGGAAGAACAGAAAGCCTTGTCCCTTCAAACGTTCCTGGCACAGCCTTAGTCGCAAACCATGTCTGAAATCCATCAGAGCCTACTCTAAATTCAACACCCTCCCCTGGAAAGATACAGTTACCTGCTTGAAGTAAAGTATCAATTGTGCGAATTCCAACCCCTTTAGCTGCTATTAAAGATTCAGTGAGACTTTGTATAACTGTTAAAGGATCACCTTCTAATTTACATTCAACAAGAGGTAATTCCATTACATCTTTTTTTTGTTGCTCTGGTTCTATCTTTGTTTTTCCATTTGGATTAAAAGAAGGCCAAGTCTTTATACGAAGTTCTGGAGCGGGATCTAGACGAGCAGGAAAGGCTTTTGGATTTTCTCCACGCATAAAACTTACATGGCCATTTGCTATTTCAATTATTCTATTTTCAGATTGTTCTGTCAATACTTCAATATCTTCACCTTCTTCATTTTGTTTAAATTCAAATCGTAAATCAGATTCTCTTAACAGTTCAGACTTTGGAACTTTATCAACAAGAAGTAAGAGATTTAATAAAGAAATAATTTCTTTGTATGTGTTATACATTGGAGTAGCAGACATTAAAAGTAACTTATTACCTTCACTCAAATCAAGAACTTCTCTTAACATTGGCACTAATTTCTTTCCTGCGGCAGAATCACTTTGTCCTTTAGAATCAGATACCATTAAATCATCTGCTTGATCAGTTTCGTCATCGGCATCAGATATATCTCTTAAATTATGAGCCTCATCAACAATAATTAGACACCCGCTAAAAGCACGCTGTAAGAGTTTTGTTTTTTGTTGAATTTTTCGCTCAGGAGGTAATGTAGATGGAATTTGATGTAAAATATCACGAACCATATTGCGAAATGCCACATAGCCCATTATAGAATAACGTTTATTAATTAGACGATTTACTCTTGAAACTATATCTTTCTTTTCTTTTTCATACAATGTCTGTGTTAACTCTAAATATCTATTTCCAGTACATCCATCATGTTCATTCTGTTTATCCGATTCTTCACCGATTTTTAATCGTGTGCTATCAAAAATAGTTCTGTAAAATCCAGCTTGAATAGCAGGAGGTGCTAAGATATACACTTTATTTTTAGGACTTAATTGTAGGAAAGATTCTGCGGTTAAAACAGCTGAGCAAGTTTTACCTACACCTACTCCATGATATAAAAGCATTCCATTATAAGGAGTATTAGGAGACATAAATTGCGAGGCAAATTTTTGCGCAGAAGTATATTCAAATTCTTCCACATTACACACATTATCTTTTAGAGTTTCATCTGTAATCTTTTTCTGCTTAGTTTCTCTAAATTCTCTTTTAGCTAAAAGTTTCTTTAAGAAAGTCTCATCACTAATATCTGGATATAGTGAGCCTTCTTGTTCTCTTAGATGAGGATTCATTTCTTTAATAATTTGAGTTCTAATTGGCCTAGCATATGTTTGGAATTCATTCACTAATTTGTCTCGTTCTGAAGATTCTTCTTCCCTGGCCCACTTTGTTTGAAATTCCCTGGGAGATTGCGGTGAAGCCATACTGTTCTCCTATAGTATTTTCATTTTTGCTTTGTGCCGAAGAATTATCTAGACCAGGAGGGATTCTATATCCTAATAATTCTTGATGTAACAGTGGAGAAAATTCATGTAAAAGTCTAAAAAGTCTTAGTAATATTTCACGTTTTTCTATATTTTCAGGTCTAAGTAAATGCATTGCTTCATCAATTGTTTTCCATCCTAGATTTCCAATTTCTCGTGCCATTCCTTTATCCAAAGCGTTAAAAGAAATATTACGTTTTCCTGAAAAAAGAGCCAAAAAATATGTATGTCTGTAATGAATTCCATTTGATCCGTGAAATTGTTCAATAAAAGGTAAAATGTTATTAATTTTTATGACTTCAGATTCTTGAATACTTGTTTCTTCAAGTAATTCACGAAAAGCACACTGATTATCAGTTTCATGAGGATCACGTCGCCCTTTAGGAAATCCCCATTCTGGAGTATCATAGATACTTGGTTCTTGCCGGAGAAGATCAGTCAATGTATAGCTCTGCCCTGTTGATAATGTTACTCCTTTTCTAAGTTCTGCCAATTTCTGTTTAGATACAACTCGGTCATGTGCGTATCTTAGAGAAGATTCAGTATCTGAACCCCATAGTAAATGCCAAAGTTCATCAAATTCCATTGTTTCTAGTTTTATACACTCTTCCTTAGTCATACCTCGTATTTGCTTCTTAATGTATTCTGGCTCATCAAGTTTATATTTTCCTCTCATAATATCCATAAATCCTAAAGAATCTTTTCTCTGGATCATCAAGACTTGAGGAATAAGCGTTTGAGTGCCAGTTGGCGAGATAGAATCTGTAGAAAATTCTTTTAATTGAGGCCATTCTTGAGAATTAGATATCCAGCGAAAAATAAGAACACCATAACTGGAGACAGGTTCAATACATGAACGAAATGCATGCCCGGATCCACCACAATTTGTACATATAAGCATGTGTTTATTTTTGTAATATAATGACATGGTTATAAACCCCTGCCTATATCCTATTAGATGCGTCTTAGGTGACTGGGATATGATCTATATATATAATAGAATGCACATACCTCCAGAAGTTTGGGGGCCTTTTTTTTGGCACACAATTCACATTGCTGCTCTAGGATATCCCCAACAACCTACTTACTCTGATAAGAAGGCTATGCGGGAATTTTTTGAGTCACTACAAACTATAATACCATGTCCAATCTGTAGAACCCATTATACTTCTCATATGAGCAAGATGCCAATCACAGCTTCCTTGGATGCTAGGACAGACCTCTTTCGCTGGACGGTAGAGTTACATATGAAGTAAATATGATGTTAGGAAAACGCAAGTTTACAGAGACTGAGGTTATACATTATTATACTCGGCTAGGAGCAAGAGGAAAGAGCCCTGTTATTGGAGCAGAGGATTTTATGGAGGCTGATAATCAGGCAATGTTAAAAGGTGTGGCTGCTGGTGTTGCTGTTAGCGCAATTATTGGTGGAATCTTATGGTTTAATTTACCTAAACATAATTAGAATGATACGTAGAAAAACTCGAAAATCAAAATTAAAATGTAAAGAAGTTAAAACAGAAAAATATCAGACACGTAAGTCCCCAGCTTTTCATGCGGCACACTGTGTTGGCCAAATAAAGAAAGGAAAAGATGGAATGTATATTTCAAAAGAATCATCTAATGGAGTATTTAAATGGGTAAAATACAAGGATACTAGATGGAACAGCATAACCTAACAGCCAGAGATCGTGAAATTATAGCTTCTCATACTAAGGATGGACCTGAAGAGCGTTATCCAGAAATTCCTAGATATGCGTTCAAGGGACGTCATGCCTTTGACCTGCATTCCAGACTTGTTAGATTAGTAGATGAATGGGATGGTCTATTTACCGAAGCTCAGAAGGAATTCTGTGCTCTCTTAGTAACGATTCAGACAACGGTATCAAAGGCAACTCTAAAGAATCCTAATGTAGAGCCAGTAATTCCTAGAAGAAAAATACATCTATATTTTTATTCTAAGGAGCAGATGGTTCCCTCTGGAACTTCATATTCTAGTGCACAAGGGCAAAAATGGTTAGAACTTCTTGACGCAGAGCCTGGAAATTTACTCTAGATATTTTAAACTATTAAATCCTTTCATAGGTTCCAAAGACCTTGTCCCAAAAGGCAAATCGCTTTGAGAAATTACAGGATGGATTGCGATGATGTAAATTATGATCTTCTGTATATAGTTCCATACTAAATACTCTTGGTAGCCAAATACATTGTATAAATCCAGAGGATCGACCTAAATCACGCCCAGAATGTCCAGAAATTTCAGTGAAGATCTTATATGTTATAAGTAATGAATATTCAAGAGGTGAGAGTAGATATACAGACTGTATAATACGCTCAGCAAGAAAAAATGGTAGGGATACAGTAAAAACTATATCTACCCAATCCTGGTAAAATGTGATTGCTGGTTTTAAATGAATATATTCATGATGAACCTTGTGCCATGGAAGATGGGAGATATGAAGAAATCTATGGCTCCAGTAAAAGAAAAAATCAAAAATAAGTTCAAAGATAAAGGATAATGGAATAAATGTCAAGAGAACAAGAGGTATATTTTCATCTACAGAATTTGGTAAACTTAAATATGTTGTTGTAGTTTCTATAATAGAACCTTGAATTACATAGAATAAGAATTCACCCTCGGGGTACACATAATTAGCATTGAGAACTTGTTTATGGAGTGTTGAATATTCAATCATTTTTATAATTCCTATATTTCTTATGAGGGTAAAGAGAACTGCTCCTATAAAAGATAGCTGAATAACTATGGTATACATATATGCAACAAAAAAGAGGGGAACATTTATTAATAGATACACACGAATAGAATTATTTGAAATCATCCTAATAGATGAATATAGTTTTTAATGCGAAATATGATAAAATATTATCTCTGGGATCAAAGTGTTGTGTGAAATTTTTTATAGAAAAGATTCTAAAGCCACCCTACGGTAATACTGAATTATTCGATTATATTGGAACATCAATGGGACAAATTAATGAGCTTATTGTAAATGATTTTGAAGATCTTACAACCGATACATATTTTGAATTATTGAATATAATTTACGGGGAAGATCCAATTGTAACAAATACCAAATATTATATGCGATTTAAACATGATTTAAGGAAGCCAGAGGATGCATGTGGATTAGAATTTAAGAATAAGATGAAACGACGTATCTTACGATTTAAACAAAATATTGAAAAATCTAAGAATATTTTATTTATACGACAAGAGGAATCAAACTTTTTACGCGTCCCTTATAAACTACAAAAGAAAAGTGAATTAGAAGAATTGCGTGAATTTATTGATATCTTACATGGAAAGTATAAATGTGGAAAGATAACTGTTATATATATAAATGCAAATACAGATGGATGGAATGAACAGCACGATATTTTTTCCGTAAAAATACCATCTCTGGATTATGATTGGAAAAAGGCGCATACACATTTAGAAAGTCTTTTTAACGAAAAAGAAGTAATGAAGTTTATTTAATACTGTATAATAGATGGCGATAACTGATGAGGAATTATTTGATGGCCTCCAGTTGCCAAAAGAACCTGCAAAACCCCCTAAGACTACGGGAGTTAAGGAAGTTGTATTAGAGGAAAAAATGACAAATGATGAAATAAAAGCAAGAGAAGGAACCTACTTCAGTGAAAAAGACGCAGACACTATTTATGATGAGGATATCGATGTATACGGAAAGGACCCGGAAGCACCAGGGGGTAAGAAACTTCTGTTCAAGTTAAGAAAGAATGTGATTCCTCACGATCTAGTGAAACTTGGGTGGAAAAGTTTTTACAACGCAGCGGGTGCTTCTAGAAATCGCGGAGCTGCGGCAGGTCCAATTGATGTAAAATCTAAGTATTGGACTAGACGTAAATTACATAAACAATCTATTAAAGGATGGTCTGCGCAATACATGGAAAAGGGTAAATTAAGTAAGATGCGTGTAAATAATAATGTATTTTCTTCTGTTTTAGGATACTTTGAGAAAACTCCTTTTATGGGTTTACCCTGCCGTCTGACATCTTATACACAACGGTATTTCAAAGAATATAAGATGGGACTTCCTTACATTGAAGCGATAGATGATATCTTTAAGAAACTTGTTCCTGAACGTTATAACGTTCAACATAAGAGAGCAAAGAAGAATTCAGCCTTTCAAATTAAAGATACTTCTTTTTCTTCTGTAACTATTAATCGCAATTTCCGCACGGGTCTCCATATGGACGCAGGTGATCTGAGAGAAGGATTTGGTAACTTATCTGTGATTGAACGTGGAAAATACAAGGGGGGATTTACAATCTTTCCCCGATACAAGGCTGGAATTAATCTGAGAACTGGAGATTTTGTCGCAATGGATGTCCATGAATGGCATTGTAATACGGAACTCACCGAGTCCGCCGAAGACAAAAAATATAATCTAGCCTTGAAAGATGTCTACAAAAATGATAAAGAAACTGGAACTCAGGGAATAGAAAAACTCTTTAGTCGTGTTTCTTTTGTCTGTTATCTAAGAGAAAAGTTAGAAGGCTGTAAAGAAAAAGATTCACTGCCTTATTACAAGAGGATTGGATACAATCCTAAAACAATGACCTTAGATAAAAAAGATAAAACTCAGACAAGAAAGAAAAGAAAGGAATAATAGATATGGAACAAACACGACAAAATTTAATCAGTGGTGTTCAAAAGACTGCTGCTAATCTTAGAGCAAAGCTTGATTTAGCAAATCCTCTAAAAACATTTGCACAGGTACCTTTACAACCTGGAGCAAAAAATGCTATAGGTGTTCCTGTTGGAGGTTCTGGATTTGTAAGAATACTTATGTTTATTATCGCAGGAATTTTATTGATTGGAATAATTTTATTAGGAGTTGACCAATGGATAACCCCAGTATTCCAGAGAGGACCTGGATTACAAGGATATATTCCAATACCCGGCACAGATACAACTGAAGTATACTGGTTAACACCAGATTCAGTAGCAGATATTACAGTTGGACAACCACCACCAGTAGTTTCACTTCCTGGATCTCCAGCTGGTTCAGTACCATTATCCACAAGATCTATTGTAGCTCAGGGATCATATAGTATAACAATGGATGTTCTAATCAATAATGAATATCCTCAAGATATTGGAACAGCAGATCAGAGAGTATTCTTTGTTATGTCTCAAACTATAGATCAACCTTCTCTACGAGTAGGTTTAGATAACTCTAAAAATACAGTGTATATTACATGCTTTAATTCAGATGGCCTTCAACAAAGTGTTCAGATTAATAATGTTCCAATTCACAAGCCATTCCGCATTGGTTTAGTCATTACACCTTCTACATTAGAGGGATACTTGAATGGACTCTTAGTTCAGACAAAAAATTTAAGATCACCTTCTACATTACCAACAGAAGGAGATAAAATTTTTGCTCCAGGTAATATTGTAACAGCAGATTTACCTCCTAAAACACTTTCTACTAACATATCAGTGTTGAATATAAGAACATTTGGATATGCGGCTTTACCGGCAGAAATGAAGGCTCGTATGGGAGATCTTATGACATCTAAGAATTTTACTGTAAAAGCTACTAGTGGTTGGATAATGTAATATTTTTGTAGAAGAAATATAAAGTATGGTTAGATGAATATTATTATTGGAATACTTGCTATAATAGGTATATCATATTTGATCTATCTATTAATGGCTCATCTAATGCTTCCTTCACAGATTTCTCGTATTGGCCCAGATTCTATTTCATTAACTACTGGAGCAGAAGGAACACAAATAGCAAATAGTGAACAATTAAAATCTGCCTGGACATCTACATCCGGTTCAACTCTTGTATTCTATATTAATCCAGTAATCAATGATAGAACTGGACAATCAGGAAATGAATACGCAAATGTAGTTAAAATTGGGTCATCTCAAACGTTTAAACTTTTAGTGGCTCCCGATGCAGGACGTGGTCTTAGTATGGCTCCTGCTTTATTAAGTATAAATATGGCAAAAACATCTCCATTATCTACTAATGCTCCAGCTCCAGAAATAATAGAAATTCCCAACTTTCCTCTACAACGCTGGACTGGTGTGGCAATTGTGAAACAAGGTCGCAAATTTAATATTTATCTAAATGGAAAATTGGCAGTTTCACATATGTGTAACACAATGCCTGAATTCGATTCAACCCAACCTCTAAGAGTTGGAGATCCAAGACTAGGAGGAACTATTGCGCAAATGAGTTTAGCACCTTATTCCTTAGAAGCTAATAATGTTCGTGAATTATATAAAGCAAGTGTTGATACATCTGGACAACCTGTTCAAGCAATAAATGTTTTAAATACGTTAAATATGTTTACACCATCATTGCCTAGTCATTGGTGGTGTCCGGGTGGAAATTGCTCTAGTAATGGAAACAAACAGGGAATAAGTCCTCTAGAACAATGGTCATCTCCTTATGGATAATCTTTTTACTAGAATAGAATGGAGCCTGGGAAACTTGTAATGACAATAATTGTAGTTATCTTACTTACAGTAGGATTATACTATGCATATACATTCTTATATGGTAATACCGGTGTTAATGATTTAATAATTTATCAATCATCATCAGGTGGTCTACCGGCAAAAATTCCTGCCTCAGATACTACAAACACTAATGTCTTTGAAGGATCAAGTATAGTGCCTTATATTTATCCCGGCGGAGAATACTCTATAAGCACATGGATTTATGTCACAAAGTGGGATACAACCAGTAATAAACCATTTTTAATTTTATCAAATGGAGAGGCAAAGGCTACTGGATTTATGACACTTGTTATGTATTTGGGCAAGGCTGCCAATAAGTTGGGTATTCGCATGAGTTATGGAAAAGTCGGTAGCACTGGCACTGATACAAAGCGTTTATGGTCTTTACTTGGATCTAGTGGCGACTTAGTTCTAGGAAATTCTGTATATGCTGATTCACCATCAGGTTCGGTTAGTGAACAATTTTTAGATATTGATTCCATTGATATTCAAAGATGGGTCAATATTACAACAGTAATTACTGGAACAACGGTTGATGTATATATGGATGGTAAGTTAGCAAGAAGCTCTGTTTTACCAAGTGTATTTATTGTAGATTCAGGAGAAAAACCTACTATTACTTTAGGTCATACTTCAGGCTTTAATGGTATTATTGGAAAAACAAGAGCAGCAAATGTTGCTTATTCTCCGGATAAAGTATATAATTATTACCAACAGGGTCCTTTTTCAAATTTCTCACTTGCCTCTCTAAATCCTTTTCAATATAGTGTAACGGTATCCAGTAATAATAATGTGGTATTTAAAACGGGTTAATACATTAAATTTAATCTTATAAAAAATTGGCATTATGCCTATTTTTCATATGATAGATAGATTAGTATGAACGCCCAAGTAAGTCAAAGTTCAGATTTAGGAATGAATGTTTTATATGGGTTTGCCTATGTTGTTGTTTTATATGTTGGACTAGCAGTAAGTGAAGCATTATATAATTCTTTTACTGCAATGTGGAAGGATCGTGTAGAACTCTTTCCAAATACATATGCTTCCGGATCTACAATGTATACTGCGATTCAAAATCCTACATTATCTAATGCCAAGACAATATATTTCTCAGATAATAGACGTAATGGTATAGAATTTACATATACTATGTTTATTAATATTAAGAGTGCAACATTTAATACAGGTCAACACAATTTACATCATATCTTACATAAGGGATATGGAAGATCATATCCTCTAATGGGTCCTGGAATATTCTGCTGGGGTGATACAAATACCATTAGAATTTATATGAATTCTTTTAATACATGGAATACTTATACTGAAGTGCCTAATATACCTGTTGACAAGTGGTTTCATCTTACTGTATCTTGTAAGGGAAATACACTCTATGTTTATGTTAATGGAAATCTAAAACAGAAAAAGAATTTTCCTAATAATACACCTCCTTATCAGAATTATGGTAATGTTTATTTATTCAATAATCGTAAGCTAATATTATCAAAGGAAAAGACTACTTCTCTAGATTCTAATTTAAATATTAATGTGAATGGGCCTATATCAGGAATGGCAAGCAGAGTTTATTATTTTAGTTATGCTCTTACATATACTGAAATTCAAAGCCTAATTAACGTGGGTCCATCAACTGTAATGAATTCTCCAGATATGAGTATGAGTCCATATTTAGCAGATACTTGGTGGACAAATCCTCAGTTAGATGGCACTGTTAGACAATAAAAATATTAGATGAGTAAAATAATAACATCTCTTCTTGTTTCGCAATAACAAGAAGAGTTGTCATGGCAGGTGGTGGATTATTCATTTTAGTTGCCTACGGTTCCCAAAATGTTATTCTAAGTGGAAATCCAGATTTTACTTATTTCTATACTACAATGAAAAAATATAGTCATTTTGCCTTTGAATCAGTTACTTTGCCTCTAGAAGGCCCTCAAGAACTTTTTTTTAGTGAATCAATTAAACTTAGAGCAAAGATTCAACGAGTTGGAGACTTACTTTCTGACCTATATTTTACTTTTACTTTACCAGATATTTATTCAAAATACTTTGATCCTAATTTTTCTGGGCCAACATTTAATCGTTCACAATATCAATTCCAATGGGTCAGATATATTGGAGCTCAAATTATACAAGAAGCAACTTTTTTAATTGGAGGAACACAAGTCCAACAATTTGATAGTGATTATATAATATCAACTGCCTTTACGGATCAAGATGAAACACAGTATAATAAATGGCAAGAATTAGTTGGTGATATTCCTGAACTCTATGATCCTGCTAATGGTAAATACTCCGGCGGGCTTGGAAACGCAGTAACTCGTAGCCATGGCTACTATCCAAATGTTATAGAAAATACCGATCCTAATCTACTAGCCCAAAATAACTTTCCGTCTATTCCTGGCCGTGATATTACTCTACCTTTATCATTTTGGTTTTCTCAAAACTCAGGTCTGGCTCTTCCTTTAATCGCATTACAATATCATGAATGCGAAGTTCAACTTACTTTAAGGCCAATTCAAGATCTTTATACAATTCTGGATCCCTCAGGATATAGAGTTCGTCCTGAAAACATAGTAAACGCAAGTATAACACAATTACAATCGGGCAATGTTTCATATTTGAGTACTAGTGATCCTGGACAATATATTAAAGAATTCTTAACTGATGTTGGATATACAGTACCTGCCCTAAATACATGGCCTCTAAATCCTAGATTACAGGCAACCTATATTTATCTAACTGATGAAGAACGAAGAACATTTGCAACAAAGCCTTTAAATTACATTGTCAGACAAGTTACCAAATATCCATTTGAAAATATTAGTTCTAGGCAATTATTTAATTTATATACACATAATCCTGTTCCCCGTCTTATTATAATACCTAGAAGAACTGATTCTCTCTTACATTTAAATGCTTGGACAAATTACACAAATTGGTGGCGATATGGCCAAGCCCCTTTTATACCCGCAGCCTCTGGTATTTTTTCTGGATATTCAGGAACAAATATAGTATCTATGCAAGAAGATTTAATTAGAAATATACGAATTGTATGCGATGGTAATGAAGTTCAAGAACAAAAACCACTACAGTTCTTTAAAGAATTAAGTTCATGGAAATACGCTACGGGTGTATTTCCTCCAGGCCTTGCGATTTATAGTTTTGCTCTAGATACATCAAAATGGATTAAACCTAGTGGTTCTTTAAATACAAGTAGAGTAAAGAATTTTCAGCTTGATATAGAACCTTGGCCTCTCGCACAAGATACTAAATTTGCTATTACTTATTCTGTCTTTGTGGAAAGTATAAATTTTCTAGTAATTGAAGGAGGAATGGGAGGAATGAAATATGCGATTTAAGCCATGTAAAAATTGAAATGCGCTTTACCCCTGTATATAAGTATAAAAATGCCTAGAAGAAGTGGAAATAGTGTAGGTGATAAGATTTTAGCCACAAGACTAGTTGGTGAGACATATATAGCTGAGTGTAATGGTCATCGTCTTCATTTTATAAAAGAAGGGGATAACCTATATCAAGATCTTAATAAACCGACTACATATTCAAGCGTAAATGAAATTTTAAAGCGGCTGTCATTTGAATTTCATGGATCTCTTTCTCCTAAACCATCTATTGACCCTAAATTCATAACAATAACAAGTGGACCAGATAGGGATACGAAACTTAATACAATTAGAATTAATCCCTAATTACTACGTTTCTTCCTAGTGACACCCTTCACTTTTGTAGGATCAACTAGCCTAATTTCAGGCATCTTAGATTTCCTGGTGGGATTCAGACGAATCCAACCAGGGTATTTTTTCATTAGAGCCTTCACCGTCTTTCTTTCCTTGGCCAGACGATTCCCTAGTTGTAGTCCGCCAGGTGTCTTATATGTCGCAGTTTTCGCAGATACAAAGTTTAGACGAACAACTGCTCCATCACGCTGGAAGAATTTCAGAGTCCTCTCATAATCATCTTTCTCTCCTTCACTAAGTTCAATCAGAACTTCATTTCCGGGATTTATAAAGCCTCCGAAACTTCCTATGATGAATTTTAAATCAGTCGATACAGTTGGCTTCATAAAGAATCCGTTGGGACTTGGATAAATTCCCCAATGTCCACACTTGGCCTTTTCACATTCAGAAAATCCGCGCCTTATCGTATCCTTGAGGCTCCGGAGTTCTCTTTCGTGCCTTTTAGTATTAGGAGTGTATTCAATAAATCCATTTATATCATCATCACATGAGACTAACTTTTTACCTTTAGGAAAGTGCTTAAAAATCCAATTACGAACATTGGCCAGTCCAGGAACACCTACGAGAATTTCCTTGTATGTCTTTTTGTCTAGGACTGCCTCATAAACTTCTTTTTCCTGCTTGTTGGCAACTACAATGACAATCTGATCCTTGGGTATCTTGTATTTATGTAAGATGGCCAGAGTTTTGTCTCGACAAAGTTCTGCCCTTTTATACGATGGTATAACAATCGTATAATCCATCTCTTCTATTTTATTACCGATAAAATAGATGAGCTTATTGGCAAAGTTAAGTAATAAGATTCAATATATTACTTCAAAACAACTAGATGATCCTGAAGCAGAAGAATACGCAAGACAGCAAAAAGCTCAGGAAAAACAAGATTTAGCTATTAAAAAACGAGAAAAAGAGCAAGAAAAAAAAGATGCTAAAGCTGCTGCTAAGAAAAAAGAAGAAGATGCTAAAGCTGAAGAATTAGTTAGAAGAAGTGAATTTAAACCTGGAAGAGCAATTGGAAATTCAGCTACGCAAATTCTCAAAATTCTTGGCTCATTGGTCCTAGTTTTAGTAATGCTTTATGGAGGGCATTTAGCATCTAATGAAGCAATTGGTTATAAATATCCCTTTCGTATTCTATATTTCTTATACGGTGCTCTATTATTTATTTTTGTAATTCCTAAATCATTCTATGATAGTTTTATTTTAAAGAAAGTTCAACATTTTTATAGTTTTTTGCCTCTTTCTACATATGTTCCAACAGGAAATCTCGAGAGTTTTTTTCTAACTCCTTTTTGTTATGTAGAAGATCAATATTCAACAGAGGCAAGAAAGGCAGTTGAAGCTCTATATAGTAATGCTCTATTAGCATCCAATTCTGTAAAAGCGGCTGGAGTTATTGGTTCAGTAGCTGTAGCAATGGCAAGTGTAAAGAATAAAAATCCTAAAGCAAATAAACCTTCTGAAGCTATTGCGTCTGTAAAGACTCTTGAGACTTCTAATGCTCCTGAGCCTGCTAATGCTCTTAAAAATGAACCACCTAATGATCCTAAGCCTGCTAATACTCCTGAATCTGCTAAGAATGAAACTCCTAATGCTCCTGAACCTCCTAAGAATGAGACTCCTAATACTCTTGAGCCTGCTAAGAATAAAACTCCTAATACTCCTGAATCTGCTAAGAATGAAACTCCTAATGCTCCTGAACCTCCTAAGAATGAGACTCCTAATACTCCTGAACCTCCTAAGAATGAGACTGCTAATGCTCCTGAACTTCCTAAGAATGAACCTCCTAATGCTCCTGAACCTCCTAAGACTCCTGAGCCTGTAAAGACTCCTGAACCTCCTAAGACTCCTGAAGCTGTAAAGGCTGTTGAACCTCCTAAAGTCTAATTTAAACAATATGCCTATTATATTAATAGATATGTTACCTTTTGTAAGTATTGTAACGCCAACGTATAATCGTCGACGTTTTATTCCTTCATTAATTAAAATTGTTCAAAGTCAGACATATCCCAGAGATAGAATGGAATGGGTAGTCTATGATGATGGTCAAGAGGAAGTTAGAGATTTATTTGAGGCAGAGCGTAGTTCACTGCCATCTTTAACTTTTATCTGGTCTGAGGATAAGATGACTCTAGGAGAAAAGAGAAATAGATTAAATCAAGAGGCCAAAGGAGAAATCATAGTGGCAATGGATGACGATGATTTCTATTTTCCAAGCAGAGTTGACGACGTAGTACTAGCATTAACAAAAAACCCAGGATACAAGTTAGCAGGAGCTAGTGAGGTCTATATGTTTTATACAGATACAAAGGAAATTTGGAAAGCTGGTCCTTATTTTGAAGGTCATGCGACCAATGGAACAATGGCATGGACAAAGGACTATGCGTCAAAGCATAAATACGATGAAACAGTAGCATTTGCTGAAGAAAAATCATTCTTAGATAATTATAAGAATCCCTTAGTTCAACTAAATCCTAAGCGAGTTATGTTAGTTATGAGTCATTCTGATAATACTTTTGATAAGACTCAATTAAGAACCAATAATCCTCTCTTAGTTAAGACATGTCTTTTAATGATAGATTTTATTAAGGATCCTGAATTACATGAATTTTTTTATGGATTGTAAAATATGCCCAGGTCTAAACAGAATCCATCTCGTTCTTAATAGAATACTCTTAATGTCCGCAAGGGATGATTCTATAAATAGAATGTTAGATGTATATGAACAGCCTTTACTACATTCTGTAACAGATACATCAGGTTACGCATTGCAGCCTCCCGAGATTAAGGTTCCTCTAAAACCCCATCAACTCGCAATGATTCACGCAATGTCTCAGAAACAAAAGGCATGTGTTGAGGGATTCAAAGTTGGAGATGAAACCCATTATAGTCAGACAGCTGTCTTAGGAGATAAGGTAGGTTCAGGGAAAACCTTGACTACTCTTGGATTCATTGCGAATCTGAAACGAAATCCTATAACTTCCGTATTTAATAGAATTCATGAAAAATCTCAGACGGCTTTTTGGTCTGAGAGGCCAGTAGTGTTAAATGAATGTTCAGGAAATATTCTAATTGTAGTTCCTCATACTTTATTTCATCAATGGAAATTCGCAATTCAACAACAGACTACTCTTTCTTTTTTTGAAGTAAAGACTATAAAGGCTCTTGAAAAAATAGATTTTAATGATCTAATTAAGAATCGTGATATTACTTTGATGTCTAACACAATTATAAAACATTTTATGAATTCTGAACAAAGACATCTCATTCATTGGTCTTTAGTTATGTTTGATGAAGTAGATAATATACAATTTACATCTACTGTTCCTATGCCTCCATCTAACTTTTACTGGTTAATTACAGCCACATGGCCTAATATTTTATTTCATGGACTCTATATGTTTATGTCAAATACATATTTGGCTCAAAGAATATCTGCCGGTCTTCATCCCGAGTTAGCTCAAATCTTATATAGAGAAAATATAACAAACGCAAATAATTCAAATTACTATTCTAAGTATGATGTAAAAAGTGCTAATTTTTTCTCTGAATTTATTTCAAGACATCCTTCACGGGGGCACCTTGTTTTATTAACAAATTCAACCTTTATGGAAAAAAGTTGGAAGTCTCCTCCAGTTGTAGAAATACGAATTGAGTGTGAAACTCCAATGACTCATAGAATTATTGCGCAATATGTTAATACAGAAATTCAAGAACTCTTACACGCAGGAGATATTCAAACTGCCTTGGAAAAATTAGGAGTGAATAATACTAATCAATCTTCTCTAATTACAGCTTTATCTGAATCAAGGGAAAAAGAGTTAGATCGTTTAGAGAAAACTCTAGTATTCAAGGAGTCTATTGAATATTCAACGCCTCTAGCAAAAGAACAAGCTGTAAATTCACTAAAGTCTAAGATTAATTCTTTAAAAGATCAGATTAATTCGCTAAAACAACGAATCTTACATGTCAAAGATGAGATATGTGCTATTTGTTTTGAGGAACCAAAGATTCCTACTTTTGTCTTATGTTGTGAACGTTTATTCTGTGGCTCTTGTATTATTAATTGTATTCAGAGAAATCCCTCGTGCCCCTTGTGTAGATCAGTTCTTGATTTTAAGCGCTTGAGACAATTAGATACAAATGCTTCTAATTCTGATGTAAAAGAAATAGAACCTGAACAAAAGAAACCAAGAAAAAAAGATGCTTTATTAAAATTAATTACAGAAACAAATGGTCACTTCTTGGTATTTAATCGATATGATAATCCATTCTTAGAGATTGAAGGAGAACTTTTACAGCGTGGTATTCGTGTGGCAACAGTCAAGGGAAACAAGGATCATATTTCTAATACACTAAAGCAATTTGAAAAGGGTGAGATTCAGGTTCTCTTAATGAATAGCATGCAAGCTGGTGTAGGAATGGATCTAAAATCTGCCACCCATATTGTCTTAATGCATGCTATGAAATTAGAAGAAGAGAAACAAATTATCGGTCGTGCTATTCGCCTCGGGCGAATAGAACAACTGAATTTAGTGCGACTTTTACATGAGGGAGAGGATAGATAATGAGCAACGTGGTGAAAAATTGACAATCCTTATATTTGTATGCTAGTATAATGGAACTAGAATATAAAAATTATATCGTGCGAATTGTTCATAATCCGAACGATATAATTCTCAGATTTATAGAGAAAGATACTCAGAGAATCTGGGAAGTTACACTGACTGAGAGAGATTATGTAGAGTATCAGGTTCTAGGGGGTCTAGAATTTGTGTTAAGTATTCTTAAGAATGTTTTACAGAAAAATAAGGATCTAGAATTCAAGGTTTCTTCTAAACAACTTTCCTTCACAATTCAATATCAGCCAGATGATCATTGTAAGAAACTAAATTTAGAGTTTGCCTTGCCTGCTATAAAGAAAGTATCAGCAAATGTAGACTTAGATGATGTTGTTAGAAGACTTGCTTCCCTTGAGAAATATATTCGAATTCAAGAGAATACTATAGTATCTTTAAAAGATGAAGTAGAACTACAAAAGGATAAATCATCTGGCTATATTATTATACCTGGTTGTCAATTCGCAATTCCAGATGATATTCTTGAACTAAATTTGGGATTACGCGGTACAAGTGATCCAATTACAGGCGTCTCTTATAATAGTATTCTCCCCCCTCCGTGTTATACTTGTGATCTCTTGAAAAATCTAAATAATTTACAATTCCTTAAGATATGCCATAGTCTTAGATTACTTTCTCCTCAAGCCACTGATTATTCTGTTATTGGTAAAATGAAATCCTTGAAGAATTTATCTATTGTATTTCAAACGCCATCAACTATAGAAATGAATATTAACTGGATTACAGATCTAGTAAATCTTGAATCTGCTGTATTCTTTGGATGTAAGGGGCTAACAGATATTTCACCTCTTGCAAAATTAAAAAAATTAAAATCAATTGATATTCGTAGTTCAGGTGTTCTAAATACTTCTATGTTTGGCTCTCATATTCAAATTACAAAGTAAAGGTAAGTTCATCTGGAAATTTTACATCATTTACAATCATTCTACAATATACCTTCTTAAGACCAGTAATCACAGCATCACAAATATTTTTCTGATACATCGTACATTGAGAAGGATACTGTGCGTCTAATCTATTAACCTTTATGATATTAGAATCCTCGTCCTCATCGGGTAATTCAACAATGAAATCGCGAAATGTGTTTGTTGATTTACACAGACCATATTCCAGAAGATCCTCCATAACCTTCCCATATATTATCTCGTATACCTCCTTCCAGGTTCTCAAGGTCATATATGGCATCTCTGTCTTTTCTAGATTGTGTGAATCAAGAATACACGTCTTAAGAAGAACAGAATCGTATACAAACTTAATTTCAGGATTTAGTAGGCGTATCTTTTTTGCCAGGATAGGATCTAGAAGTAACTTATTTTTCAGATGTTCCTCCTTGATATCTACTAGAAAGTTATGGACAACACCATCATCTACAGGAAGCTTATTAATCTTTTCCACAAAGTCTGTATAAATATCTGCAACTAGTTTATACTTGGTATCTTGAACTAACGTCCCTTCAATAGAAGCCTCTAGCTTATTTCCAGCTTTAATACTCAGATTAACATTCAGACGAGTTACAGTAGAATGAATGAATAGTGTAACCTCCTCAATCTTTCGATCACGGAATTTCTTGTAAAGTTCAGAATTCGATTGAAGAAGAATCGACTCATCTAATTTCTGTATCTCTTCAACTAACCAACTGTCAAAGTTTTCCAGTGTGCTATTACACACTGTTTGAACCTCAGTTCTCTGCTGCTCTGATATCTTCCTAGCATTCTCTACCTTCTTAATTGCCTCAGCATACATCGCATTCAAGATAGTATCATATAGAACACGAATTGGCTCATATAGTTTTGCCAGATATTTCTGAAACTTTTGGTAATCTGCGAAGATTCTTTCCTGTAGTGAGACATAATCAGTTGTAAGACCAGCATCCTCAATGACCTTATATTGCCGAGGTAGCATGAGTGCATCTAGGCCGACACCCTTCAGAGTTTTCAGAGCCATCTCTTCAGACTTTGCCTTTGCCCGCTCAATTGGTCCGTCGAGTTCCTTATCGAGTTTCGCCTTATGCTCCTTCTTAATCGTTTCAGTGATATTCTTGAACCGCTTCGTAAAATCAGTCTTCCACTTCTTAACACTTGCCTGTCGAGTAACCACATTCTTATCATAAGTCTCCTGAGTTCCATCGACCTCAATCTCAGATTTCAGATCAGCGGGGACTTTGGCAAGCCAGGTTAGAAGATCATTATTATGAGTGAGAGAAACAATATCGAGTTTATTAATATTAATCTGCTCGTTATTGTTGATACTATCCACATATTCAGACAACTTTGATAGAATATTCTCACGAAGGTTTACAGATGAAATATTCGCAGTAATAGAACCAATAGCAGTCTCGAATCCATTTTCGGGACTAGAAATCACACTCAGATAATCATTCGCAGAAAGATACTCATCATCTTTTACCTGTGGATACTCGGTCTTGATAATCTTCACGGGATGAGCAAACACATTCTCAATTGACTCGCGGATTGAATTATACTGGTCATCGTGGTGTGCCATGAGTTTCTCAAGAGTCTTATTGATATCAGAACCTTTCTTAGCATCAGAAATTCTAAACATCAGCGACGGCTTATCGCAGGCATCCATATCCAAATATTGGGTGAAAGTACAAATAGGCTCAATTAATCTTAGAGCAGAATTCTGAAGCATTGTTGATTCATTAAATATAATGATATTTGATACCAGATAAATGAATAGAAGAAGTGAGGGGTCATGGCTTGAATTCTCGTGGGCTAGACCTTGACTATCAAGAAGTAGAAGGTTGTGCTCGGGTAAATAGTAATAATCGATACCTAGAGTACAATGATCATCGCCATCTTGCGTAGTAAATACAGTGGTATTCTTACCATTATATTTACTAATAAATGCATTCAAGAAACTAGACTTACCCATTCGCGCTTTTCCAATAATGGAAAGAATCTTCACGGGTGTTGTAGGTAGATCATTTTCTACAAGGATGAGTTTAGTACCATTGAAACGAATAAGGGGCTTTGACATCTGCTATACTTAAAGCAGGTGAAATGACTAGGTCAATTTTTTAGGTGAATTAATCCTTATAAATACAAAGTTGTTTAGGAATACTTATAGAATCTATTTTCTTAGCTTGAAGAGTAGATAATTTGTTTTGTTTTTGAAGCATTTGATTTAAGAAAATAGGAATATCCTCAATTGAACACCCTTTCTCATCAGAAAACTGAATCATCTGTTTCCATGTATTGTACATAGATGATTGTCTTGTGAGAACTTGGGTAAATTGTAATTGACCAGGAGTTGGTACAGATGTAATTGGGTATTCAGATAAAAAAGCGTTTGTAATTTTTAGTTTGAGTTGGAAACTAGGCCTTAAAAGATTCCAATTCTGGTAGAAGAATGCCCAGTAATCTGCCTTATCACTTATATCAAAAAGTAAAAGAAATTCCTTGTAATGTTTCCAGGATTCTTTTACAGAATCTAATCTCTTATGAATATTTTCATGAACACAAAGACCAGACAGATTTCCTAAATTATTCTCAACTTCTGGTATAATAAGCGGATCCCATGTCTCATAAAGACAAGAATGACTAAATCTCAAGATATCTGTACTAGGTTCTTCTCCTTCCTCCATAACAAGGTCTAGAGATTCAGATTCCTTCCCCTGGAATATGCTAACTGAATCACATCCCTGAAGTGATCTTAAGATTACACGCAAATCCGCCGTTGCTAGGACCTCAGGTCTAAGTGAATTCCCTAACCACTTTTGAACTGTGTTAGATGGAAACTCCATTTGAATATTTGTGCTTAGACGTAAGATGTGTTGATATGCTCTACCTTTAATCTCATTACAGATTAAGATAAGAGGATGAGTAATCTGACCTTGTTTCCATCCTCTCATATAATCTAGGAGTTCACTTAGACCACCTTTTTCCCCTAGACTTAGACCATCGATTTCATCTAACAGGACTGCTAACTTATGCTTAGATGGATCTGAAGACATAGATTCCATTACAGATTTCTGAATTAAAAGAGGAATGATTTGTTTCTTGAATGCCTGGCCAGAACGAGTATGACTCGCATTTAATTCAACAATTTTATATCCTTGTTCTTTTAAAATTTCTCTAGCTAACGTAGTTTTTCCTACACCAGGCGGTCCAACAAGTAAAAAAGCGGCAGTATCTGGTTTTGTAAGCCATCGTCTAAATGAAGTTTCGACACTTGGATGAAGGCTTGTATAGTTCATATCTATCTAAATCATGTAAGTATCTTTAGACCTTATAGCGTACTATTATATACTTAACAAACACTGTTCTACCGCAGCCTGAGTATTAGCAGAAGTGCTTATGCCAATACAAGAATCGCCATCATAGACACCTTCCCATGTTAAACCCATAGCCTGGCATCTTGCGCAAATTACCTGAAGATCAGAGGCCTTCGTAGCAGCCTTTACATCCGCAGATGTATATTCAAACATTTGTAAAGCATTTGGTGTCCCACTGCCAGACTTATAACTAGTTGCCGTAGATGGCTGTGTTTTCTGTATACCAGTTGCCGTTGAACTACTTGTGATACCTAACATATCAATACATCCACTTTTTACAGACTTGCCATTAATTGTTACTGATGAAGGCAAAGTAACATAGGTCAAATAATCCGGACACATATTAATTACTGGAGGCCAAGTTGTTAGTTGAGGTACTTTGGAACCAAACCATCTAATTCCAAAGTAAACAAGAACTAAAAAAGCACCTATACCAAATAATATACCACGTGTCTGATTCATTGAAATTACAGCATTAGTTCCGTAAACCAAGCCAACTAAACTTACAAGGATATATCCAATCATTAGCCATGGTGCTTTAGCTAAATCAAAGCCAAAGACAATCATACTACTATGCTTTTTCAAAAAAAGATCAGTTAATATCTTTTATCAAGAGTAAAAGATATTAATGGTTTTAACATGTATTTGCTTTATAGGCTTAAAAGAGGCCAGGGAGGTAGGCAACAGATG